GCAATATACGATGTATCAGAAGAGTTTTACAATGAGGGTAAAAGAAAAACACACGAAGCCATAGAAGTTTTTGAAACATTTTTTGTACATGGCGCAGATTTAGATAATTATTGTTTAACAGGTACATTATGACATACACAAAAGATATCAAGACACGATTAGAGAAAATCATCAAAGAACACTTAGGCATAGATATAACTGAGAACAATCGTAAGCACAAAACAGTAAGGGGTAGGATGATGGCTTATAGAATAATGAGAGAGCAGGAAGTGATTAAAAGGCACATCTCAGAATCATTTAAGCAAAACCACGCAACTGTTCTCTATCACTTAGATAGGTTTACCCATTACTACAAACACGACAAAGACTTTAAGACAGACTTTGATAAAGTGTATAACATATTCTACAATATAAAGGACGAACCGATAGAGGTGGTTGCAAAGCGAATAGACAACCCCTTGTACTCACTTATAGACCAAGTACCTGAGGAACGCAGAAACGATGTTAAAATACGATTAGAAGCTATGTTAGTAGGGTTTAATATACAACCGAGAAACCAACAAGCGACTATATACGACGCAAACGCAATTACAGTAGAATGATTAACATGATACGATACTATGAAGATTGGAAGTCAAAAACTGATGATCCTAAAATTATTGTATATTGTAATAGAATGATAGAACACTTTAGTAGTGAAGATAGACCTAACCTTAGATACAAACGATTATGATACTATATATGGACTTTAGTGGGTTCTTAACAACAGCAGTACTATGTGCCTTCTGTTGGTTTATAGGATACCTAAAAGGATATGAAGATGGAAAAAAATAACTTTATATGTATTGACGATGAATTTACATACTCACGCTGCGTGTTTCAATGTAGCGACTGCGCACTATACGAAAAACAATTAGAACAAAACAAGGGTACACAAAATCCTGAATAATTACGTTATATAGTTGAATAATCAACTTTTTTCAATATGCATGGTGGTGCAAGACAAGGCGCAGGTAGAAAACCCAAAGCAGACGAAGCTAAATTAATAGAACGCTTAGATGCGATCATAGATAGTGATACAGCACTTGCTAAGTTAGGGGAACTTGTAGCTAAAGGCGATATGAGAGCAATCCAATTATATCTAAGCTATCGTTATGGTAAGCCAAAAGAGAGTATGGATATCAACTCATCAGAGGGGCTAAATATAAACTTTAAGGACTTAATTAAGTTTGTCGATTAACATACATAAGAAATACCTACCTATATCCACAGACGATAGTAGATACTTTGTTGTTACAGGTGGTAGGGGTTCAGGTAAGTCTTTCTCAATAAATGCTTTGCTTGTTATACTTACCTATGAGCGAGGGCATACAATTCTATTTACACGATACACTTTAACATCTGCACGTATCTCTATTATCCCTGAGTTTATAGAGAAGTTAGAACTGATGGATTGTATTGCAGACTTTCACGTAACAAAGGACGAGATAATCAATAAGAAATCAGGAAGTAAGATAATCTTTAGGGGTATCAAGACAAGCTCAGGCGATCAGACAGCAAGTTTAAAATCACTCACAGGCATTACAACGTGGGTAGTAGATGAAGCAGAGGAACTAACAGACGAGCAGAAGTTTGACACCATTGACCTATCAGTAAGACAACAAGGCAAACAAAACAGAGTGATCCTGATACTGAACCCTACAACCAAAGAGCATTTTGTATATACACGATTCTTTGAGGATAAGGGTGTACAGGAAGGTAGCAATACGAGTAAGGATAACACCACCTACATCCACACCACATACTTAGATAACTTAGACAATCTATCTGAAAGCTACATAGAGCAGATAGAACAAATGAAACAACGCAGACCTGAGAAATACAAACAGCAGATGTTAGGTTCGTGGATGAGTAAAGCTGAGGGTGTGATATTCACTAATTGGACGATAGGCGAGTTTAAAAAGAAAGGTGTTAGCTGTTGGGGTCAAGATGTAGGATTTGCTGCCGATCCCTCAACTCTTGTAGAAACAAACATAGATACAGATAACAAAATAATCTATTTAAAGGAATGTTTTTACCTGCCACGTCTTACAACCTCACAGATAGCAGAACTCAATCTTAAACACGCTAACAATGGGCTTATAGTAGTTGATAGTGCAGAACCAAGACTTATACACGAACTCAAAGCAAAGGGTTGTAGTGTAAAGCCATCAATCAAAGGACAGGGAAGTGTTACCTATGGCATCTCACTATTACAAGACTACGACCTTGTGGTAAGCCCTGATAGTACAAACCTTATTAAAGAGCTGAACAATTATAGATGGTTAGAGCGAAAGTCTAACACCCCTGTTGATGCATATAACCACCTTATTGATGCGATTAGATACAGCGTAGGGTATCAACTGCAAAACCCAAACAGAGGTCAGTACGCAATTCGTTAAAATCATTTTTTTTTACGTTATATAGATAAGTAATAAGTTATGAAAGTAGATATAGAAATCCCTGAATCACTTAATGAGATAACTTTAGACCAATATCAGAGATATCTAAAGATACAAGATAACAACGAGGACGAGAAGTTTTTAGCTGTTAAGATGATAGAGATATTTTGTGGGATACGTGGCGATCACGTCCTGCTTATGAGGGCTACTGATATTAACAGCATAGTACAGATATTAACTGAGATGCTAAACAACACACCCAAGTTGCAAACTATGTTCAAGATGAAAGGTACGCAGTATGGGTTTATACCTAAGTTAGACGATATGAGCTTTGGCGAATACATAGACTTAGATACGTTTATAGGCGATTGGGAAAATATGCACAGGGCTATGAATGTTCTATACAGACCTATTGTGAATCAGTATGGCGATAAGTACAACGTAGAGGATTATAGCGTAGATAACGCAGAGAAGATGAAAGATATGCCTATGAGTGCAGTCTTAGGTTCTATTGTTTTTTTTTACAATTTAGGGATGGACTTATCGAAAGCTATGCTGAACTATTTGGGGAACGAGGAAATGAACTTAGCTCTGCATCTAATTTCGGACGAAAATGGGGGTGGTATCAATCACTTTACGCACTCGCTCAGGGGGATATTGGACGATTTGAAGATATCACTAAATTAAACACTCATCAATGTTTATATGCCCTAAGTTTTATGAAAGACAAAGCAGAGTTAGAAGCAAGACAAATAAAAAGTAAATTCAATGGCTAATCAAGGTGTAATAGGTTTTTACCAAATAACCAAAACAATCAAAGACCAACTGTTAGACGATATAAACGTCAACACAGTAACAACAGGGGATATAACAGACATTGACTTAGCTAAGCAGACGATGTACCCTTTGTCTCACATTATAGTAAACAATGTAACATTAGAGGAAAACATATATAGGTTTAATATCTCTGTGTTGGCTATGGATATTGTAGATCAAAGCAAAGAAGCAACCACAGACATCTTTAAAGGTAATAACAACGAGCAGGATGTGCTTAACACTCAGCTTGTGGTTTTAAACAAACTTATCCAAGTGCTTAGAATGGGTACGCTATATCAAAACAAATATCAATTAGATGGCGATCCTACTTGCGAACCCTTTTACGATAGATTCGAGAATCAAGTTGGGGGATGGGCGTGTACGTTTGATGTATTAATACAAAACGATATTAATATATGCAGCTAAAAGAAACACAGGCAGCTCTAAGGGCTTTTGGTAAGTATGTAGTCCAACAGGCACGAACAAACCTTACTAAAGGCAAAAAGAACGTAGATAAAACATTGTACGATTCTATTGGATATACCATAGAGGAAGTAAGTCAAGGTTTTAGACTTTACTTTGAAATGGAAGATTATGGTATGTTTCAGGATAGAGGTGTAAAGGGTGTCAAAGGTGGTAAGTCTTTAAGTAATTTTAGATATAAGCAATCCTCTAATCTTGTAGGGTTAGAAAGTAAGACAGGTACATTTGGTAAGTGGGCATCTGCAAAGAGAATACAGTTTAGAGACAAGAAAGGTAGATTTCTTAGTTACAAACAAACAGGGTTTGCACTTGCTACAATCGTAAAGAACTATGGTATTAAGCCATCCCTATTTTTCACTAAGCCCTTTGAGAAAGCATTTACTAACCTACCTAAAGAATTACAAGAGCAATTTGCTATTGACTTAGAAAACTTAATATAATGGATGGAAAGATAAACGTAAGAAGCCCCTTTTACATTAAACCGAGTAATAGCAGTTTAGCGAGTGCTACAATGCAGCTATACATCTACACAGGTGTATTAGGAACTAACAAACCCTCTACTGCACAATATACAATAACAAAAAACGAAATAGACTCAAATAACTATGTAGTGTTTGAGATCAGCGAACTTGTGCGTGATTATTTAGAAGTAGAGTTTAACGGAACGCATACAAGTTATTCTGTTTGGGTAGAGTCTGATATCACGATGTATGATGCTGTTGATGGTGGCGGATCAAGCGTAGGCACAAGTAACACAGACTATATTGCCTTAGATGGCTATGGTTATTTTACAGACAGTATTAACCCTGAGCTACAAAAGGATGCATTGCAATCAAACCTTATAATCTACAAAGACGAGAACGAGGATGTGATCCTACCTGTATTTGCAGAGGACACGAACACAGTGAAATACTATCAAGATGCAACGCTAAGACACACAGTTACCATAAGCGACAATGGAAACACAAACCAAAAAATACAATACATAAGTAGTAGTGTAGTAACAGGCACGTTCAATAAGATTGTGGTTAATTATGGCGCAGGTACTGATAAAACATTTACAGTAGAGGAATTACAATGCAGTAAATACACACCAATTAAAGCTACGTTTGTAAATAAGTTTGGTGCGTTGCAAGATATGTACTTAGATCGCAAAAGCACAGAGTCTTTAAGCACACAATCTGAAACATACAAATCTGCTAATATCAATCTGTCTACCTTAACCTATGATGTGAACGAACACCAAAAGCGAACATTTGATAAAATGGGTAATGAAACAATAGTAGCTAACACAGGATACATAGACGAATCGTTTAACGAGGTTATAAAACAGTTAATGTTAAGCGAACAAGTGTGGTTAGAAAAGTTAGATGGATCAAACAGCGTATACCCTGTTAATGTTACAACTCAGTCATTACAATACAAAACAAGCGTAAACGATAAGCTCGTACAATACACGCTGAACTTTGAATACGCATTTGATAAAATAAACAACGTAAGATAGTGCAGAGCATACAGCTATATATAGAGGGGCAAAGAGTGGATATGTTTAAGGATGAAAGCGTATCTATCACTCAGTCTATTAAAAACGTAAAAGATGTAGAGAAGATATTTACAGAGTTTACAAAGACCTTTACTCTACCTGCTTCTAAAACAAATAATAAGATATTCAAGCATTATTACAACTTTGATATTATAGGTGGCTTTGATGCGAGAATAAAAAAAGATGCTACACTTGAATTAAACTATCTACCATTCAAAAAAGGTAAGATTAAGTTAGAAGGTGTTGACTTACAAAACAGAAAACCAAAGTCTTATCGTATTACATTCTTTGGTAACACAGTAGGGCTTAAAGATGTATTAGGAGATGATCAGCTTAGCAGCTTAACATTTACTAAGTTTAATGTACCCTATGCTTCCGATGATATTGAAAGAGCATTACAAAGAAACCCATTAACAAACTCAACAGGCACAGTAGATTCAATAAGTAGTACATCAATTACAGATTCAAGTGGTTTTGGCTCTATTAGTGTAGGCGATTTAATCATAAACACTACAACAAACGTAAGTACATATATAATATCTATTCCAACATCTACTGTCGCAGTTTTAAACGAGCAGATATTTACAGCAGGTCAAGAATACGAAATTAACAACCACATTTTAGCACCGCTTATTACACACACCCAAAGATTAATTTTTAATAGTAGTACAAGTGCAGAGGAAGCAGACGATGGTAACTTAAAATACTTCTCAGGGGGTGGATCACACGATCATGGTGTCAAGTTTAATCAACTTAAATACGCTATTAGAGTAAACGAAATAATAAGAGCTATTGAGAGTGATTATGAAAGCATATCATTTTCAAGTGATTTTTTTAAGAACACAAGCAAAAAAGAGTTTGACAATCTTTATTTATGGCTTCACAGAAAGAGTGGTGCTGTTGAAAACTTAGGTGGTACAACAGCTACTACCACGCTTGTATCGGGTTGGACTAATTCAAACGATGGCGAGTTTAGAATGTTAAACAATAACACATTTAGAACATTAGTAGATTCATCTGACCCATTTTTAACTGAATTAAAAGTAGTGCTATCTACAACAGATACCGATAGCTACGATATAAGATTAGAGCGTGATGGCAACACAGTTTACACAAAGACAGGTCAAGTAGGTTCTATTACTTTAGAAGGACACGATGATAGCGACTTTGTAGGCGATGCAGGGGATTATAAACTTTACATAACATCAACCTCTGCAATATCTTTTACAAACGTAAGATGGTCTGCAACTTATGAAGAGCCGTTTAACCCTGTCAATGAAGTAGACTACGATACAGGTGCTTTTAATACATCATCAGAATTTATTTTTGATGTAGCTCTGCAAACCCCTGAGATTAAAATAATAGACTTTTTAACAGGTCTATTTAAAATGTTCAATCTTGTTGCTTTTGTAGAAAACGATGGTACTATATACATTGATGATTTAAATAGTTTTTATGCAAATAAAAAGTCAGTAAGCACAGCATACGAT